AATAAATATGAATTTAAGAATAATACTGAATTCGATGTAGTATTTAGAATAAGGCCAGATTTTATATTTAATAATATTTATACTAATTATATAAATATAGATTCAATAACTAATAAAAAATTAAATGCAACTAAACAACTACCCGGAACAAATGGAAATTATAACATATTAAAAGATCAATTTCTTTTTGGATCTTCTAAAATAATGGATATTTATTCAAATTCAATATATAGAGTATCGAAAGTTTTTACTGATGAAATTTTTGGAGATCCTGAAAATGTAATAACAAAAGCTATTGAAAATTTTAAAATTGAAATAAATGAAATACCAGACATGGGTTTATTGTTAAGTGAAAATCCAAATGTTATACAGAACAGGACTAGATAATGAGCTTTATTTTATTTGATGTAGGAGCGAATATTGGTGCAGATAGTATACAAAGAACAAGAGATGATAAATCAATAATATGTAATGAAAATAATATCTACTTTAGGAGAATAGTATGAAAAAAAATTATATAGATACAATGAGTGAATATACAGAAGCTGACAAGCCCGGATTATGGGAAAATATTCGAAATAAAAAAGATCGCGAAGGCAAGAAATATAAACCAGCTAAGCCCGGTGATCCTGATCGACCAGATCCAGAAGCGTACAAAAAAGCCCAGTCATGAAAACGCTCCAAATAATAACGCCTTGCTCAAGACCTCAAAACTTGCAAAAGATAAAAGAAAATATAGAGCAAGTCATAAAAGTCTCTTATGATTGGTATGTAGTATTTGACCGTAATACCGATCCAATCGAAATTTCTTCAGATGATATTAAAATTTATAAAAATCACGACACTCCAAGTCAGTTTGGAAATATGGAAAGAAATTACGCATTAAATTATAAAGATAATTATGAGTTTGTATATTTCTTAGATGATGATAATCTAATCCATGAAGATTTTATGGGACTTTTTAATTATATAGATCCAACGACTGATATCTATGTATTCAATCAAGACTACAGGATGTTATCTGGAACCCATAAGGGATGCACAGAAGGCAACATAGACACTGCTTGTTTTTTAATGAGGTCAAAGATAATTGGAGATGTTCGATGGCATCCATCGGACTATGGAGCGGATGGGAGATTTATAGGAGATCTACAAGCTAATAATGTTGTAAAATTTATTCCAGTATTTTTTGCTAGGTATAATATGTTAAGAAAATGAAAACTCAATCTTCATGGAATCTTAACTTGACAATGGGGTTGGGGTCGGTTATAATAATTGAGTACGAAGGACATCACGTTGGTGTCCTTCTTCTTTAAACACTTGAGAGAAAAATAAAAATGATCAAAACACAAAATGCTAATCGTCGTGGATTTACACTCATTGAACTGTTAGTTGTCATAGCCGTAATTGCTGTATTAATCAGCTTATTACTGCCAGCGGTGCAGTCAGCTAGAGAAGCAGCTAGGCGAGCGCAATGCACAAACAACCTCAAACAGTTAGGTTTGTCGGCTCATAATTTTGAAAACGCACAAGGTACATTTCCACGTTCTGGAGAGCATAATGTAACAGTTGGCAGCACAACTTATAAGACGCAGGATTATCATAGTGCATTCACAATGATCCTTGGGAGTATTGAACAGGGTAATGTTTATAATCAGCTTAACTTGCAACTGCCATATAATTTCTCTGGTAATGTAACTGCAAGTGCAACAGTGATTAACACATTCTTGTGTCCAACAAACGCACTTGAAAGTGATAGACAGAACGGACGCGATAGTATTGGATTTGGTTGTATTGACTATGCAACAGCTCCTTATACTGAGATCATGCCCGATGGTACTACAAAGTGGCAAGCTGGTTATGTTGGGCCAACGCCAGCTCCCGGATCATTGACTGGCAACGCTTACGGCACATCTGCTTATAAAGCGTATGGATGTACAGTATGCTCCTCTAGTAAGATTTATCAAATCGACCCAGCAAAAGTTTTGGATGGAACAGTCGATATTAATAAGGGGGGAGCAACGATTGGCGCAACGACAGATGGCACATCTAACACTGCTATGTTTTATGAAGACACTGGTCGTAGCCCAAAGATGCAAGGTGTTGGAAACTACGCTTCCCCAACAACCGATTACGCTCCTGACTTGAATGCTCCCGCTCCTTACGTTCAGGGCGCTCGTCGCTCATGGAGATGGGGCGATCCTGACAACGCCGCTGGCGTTTCAAATGTTATCAACAACAATAAGACAGGTGGATTTGGCAAACCAAGCTGTGGTGCTAATGACTGGGGCATCCATGACTGCGGCCCAAATAATGAGATCTTCTCATGGCATCCCGGTGGAGCTAACATGGCAATGACAGATGGATCTGTAAGGTTTGTTAAAGATACAACAAATGCAGCGATTGTCAGAGCTTTGATCACGCGAGCTGGCAACGAAGTTATCTCAGCCGATTCTTATTGATATAACAAAAGTTAATAAATATGAGTCGTCCTTTTGGGCGACTCTTTTTTTTGGAGAAAATAATGGTAGAATTCTTATTACAGAACGAGATATTTGTATTTGGTAGTAATACTGAAGGTAGGCATGGTGCTGGAGCAGCTAAAGCTGCAATGGCTTGGGGTGCAGAATATGGAAAGAATAGCGGGCGTCAGGGGCAAACTTATGCTATAATAACTAAAGACTTACGAACTGGATTTATCGGATGGGATTTTATCAGAGTTCAACTTGAAGTTCTTATGAAATACGCACAGAAAAATGATGATCTTGTCTTCTTATTAACTCCACTAGGAACAGGTCTCGCTGGACAAACTATTGAAAATTTAGATAATGCTATTAAAGATCTATATTTTCCAGATAATATAATTAAACTTTGGGAGAGTTATTAATGTTTTTACAATGCCCTATAAATAGTCTTGGATATGGTCAAGTTGGATTTAATATAGCAAAACAATTAGCTAAACAACTTGGCGATAACTTGACAATCTTTCCAGTTGGTCAACCAGAACCAGAGCTATATGAAGAATTATCCCAATTTGATTGGAGGAATAAGGATGAAAATCTAAAATGGTCTCAGCCATGCCTTAAAATTTGGCATCAAAATGGACTACATGAATCTGTGGGCAGAGGAGAGAAGGTTGGATTTCCGATTTTTGAACTTAATCAATTCACAAAAGAAGAAAAGATGAGTATGAAAGCGTGTCACCAGCTTGTCGTATGTTCTAAATGGGCAAAAGATATTGTCGAAGATCAAATAGGTACAACTCCAAAAGTTATACCTTTGGGTATTGATAGATCAATCTTTAATGAAAATAATAACGTAAGAAGAAAGCCTACCATTTTCTTTAATTGTGGGAAGTGGGAAATTCGCAAGGGCCATGATATTATTAGGCAGTGCTTTGACAAGGCTTTTAATAAAGAAGATAATGTGGAACTTTGGATGATGTGCGAAAATCCATTCTTAGGCGAGAAAAATAACGATTGGATCAATTATTATAAGCAATCCCCAATCGCTAATAAAATTAGATTCATTCCAAGGCAAAAATATCATCGGGATGTGTATAATATTATGAGACAAGTTGATGTTGGAGTATTTCCAGTTCGTGCTGAAGGTTGGAATCTAGAATTATTAGAACTTCTTTCATGTGGTAAGCATGTAATTACAACTGATTATTCTGGTCATACAGAATTCACGAATAGAAATAACTCTTATATCGTAGAAACAGATAAATTAGTATCAGCTCAAGATGGAATATGGTTTCACGGTCAGGGCGAATGGGCTGAACTTGGCAAAAGACAAGAAGATCAAATTATAAATCACATGAGAGAAACTCATAGATTAAAACAAGACAGTGAACTAGAACTAAACTTAGCAGGTATTGAAACTGCTATCAAATTCTCTTGGGAAAATACGGCAAGGGAGATCTTAAATGGAATTTAATAGTCCAGAAGAGCTTTTAGAACAGTACAACAACGGATTGCAAGGCGCAGTGTGCGATCCAGTTGACATGGCTAAACTTATGCATGAATTACCACGTCCACTATTTGGAAATGTTGGCGATCAATTGTATGGGACAGGAAAAGGTGTTCTTTCTTTACCATATAAAGCAATTCAATATTTCTTTCCTTCTTTTGGAGGGGATGAAGCTCAAACCACTGGTGACTGTGTTAGTCATGCAACACGCAACGCTGTAGACATCACTAGAGCTTACGAGATTCTATACGGAAAAGAGAAAGAATCTTTTGTGGCTAGAGGTGCTACTGAACCAATCTACGGTTCTAGGGGCTTTAGTGGTCAAGGAATGCACTGTTCACAAGCCGCAAGATTCGTGAGTGTGACGGGTGGATTTTTACTTCGTCAAAAATATGAAACACTTGGTATTGACTTATCGACATACAACGCTAAAATAGGAATGAACTGGGGTGGAAAAGGCGTTCCTGAGCCAGTTGTAAAAGAATGTGCAGAACATAAAATTGCTACAGTAACAAGTGTAAATAGCATCGAACAAGCTAGAGATCTATTAGCTAACGGATACGCTTTGTCTGTTTGCTCTAGCTATGGATTCTCTTCTCACAGAGATAAGAATGGAATAGCTGAACCTCAAGGTAGTTGGGCGCACGCAATGGCATTAATTGCATGTGATGACACTTATGAGAGATTTAATGAAATGCTATTTCTAGTTGGGAATAGCTGGGGTCTTTGGAATAGTGGCCCTAAATGGTATGAACAACCTGATGGAAGTTTCTGGGTTAGACAAAAGGTTGCTGAAGGTATGATCGGTGCTGGAGCAACATTTGCCTATAGCAACTTCAATGGCTTTAAACGAAAGATGGATTGGACAAGAGTGAAGGAGATTTTCGCATGAATTTAAAAAGCATAGCAGTTCTTGGACTTGGATTAATTATTGGCTATAGCTATAGTGAATATAATATAGCCGAGGAACAATCTCAAGTATATGGATCTAGAGATATTCAATCAGATCTTAAAAAAGAAGTTGAGAGAGTTAATAGTATTTTAGATACTACAGAAAAGAAAAATATTAAAAAGGAAAATGTACCAAAGCCAGCTCCTCCAGCCCCTGAAATCGCGTGTAAATGTAATGGGACTGGCGAAATAGTTCAGGCAGATGGCAATAAGCTCAAATGTCAATGCTCAAAAGATGGTGGCGTTTGTAAATGTAAACCAAAAGAAGAGCCGCCAATTCAGACAACTCAACCCCAAGTACAACTTCAAGTACAACCCCAAGTGCAATATATTCAGGTGAACCCATGAGTGTAGATGAACTAGCAAAAGAAATAGCCTCAAATATAGAGGATGGCGAGAACAACTACTCTTTTGATTTTGGTCTAATTGTAATTATTGGATCAATCATTATTGGAGTTCTTCAACTGCTAATGAAATGCAATGTATTCGGAAGAAGTCTAGAAGATCGGGTTAAAAATCCCGGCCCATTAGACAAAATTCTATTACGTAAAGCTATAAAAGATAAACTTCCAAAAGAGTATGCCCATTTAAGACCACAAGTGCAGGATCTTATATTGGCAGAGTCAAAAAAAATAACATCGGAAAATTTTCAATCAATCGTTCAGGAGGCAAAAAATGCAAACTAAAATTCAAGCATTGTTACAATCTCGCAGGTTCTGGGTTGCGGTAGCTGGCGTCTTAGCTGTAACAACAGAAAGTCTAGGAATTACTACCCTAAATTCAGAGCAAATTCAAAATATCGTTTTGTTGTGTGCAAGCTGGATTGTTGGCGATTCAGTTAGAAAGACAGAGGTATCACAATGAGTACAACTCAAATAATTTTTTTAGGTCTTGGTATTGTTTTAATTCTATCATCTTTTGATTTCTCGTCTCTTCTTAAAAGACTAGAAAAAAAAGCTAGCGAAATAGACATTCCAAATATTATTCCAACACCAGCACCATCGCCGACTCCAGTCAATACAAAGGACAATTTAGTTGAAATTGTGCAAAAGTGGCAAGTCCTAAAGGATGCATGTGAAGAAAACAATCTATCGGAAGCTGTTATAAAACTAGATGAAATTTTCCCAATGTTAATTAAAGTGGATAAATAATATGAAACCTAGAATATATTTAGGAATTGTTTTTATATTGATTGGATTTTTTAGTGATAAAATTTCAGCAATTAATATTAATAAAGTTACAATACCATCAACTAATTACAACGAATTATTAGATTTGCAAAAACCTAATGATAAACTATATGATGAATTAAAAGATGTAAAATCTATTATATCAGGACCAGATGAAGTTTTTGATAGAGAAATTATTGCTATCTTTCATAATGAAATTGGCAAAAGGTTGCCCACTTATGAAAATATAACATCCATATCATTTGAAAATTTTTATGTGGAATCTGCTAAACTAACATTTAACAATAGACTTAGCAACAAATATAAGCCTTTAGGGGATAGAATGTATAAAATCATACTATCTACGCTTGGAGAAAATGAGGCAATCATAACTAAGGAAGAGCAGTTAGTTCTATCTGAAAAAATGAGAGCAATGGCTTGGATTTTATTAAATTAGACTTGACTTTTGAATGGGTTTTGGTATAATATACTAAAGCCCATTACAAAAAGGAGAAAACAATGCAAAATCTAGATAAGATACTAAACGTATTAGAATCATATTATACTTTTAAAGTTAATGAACATTCGTATAAATTAAGTGAATTGCATGACATTGATGATATAATTTTTAATTTTGAAGAATATAAAAAATATACAGAATGTTTAAACTTAATAAATAAAATGAGAGAAAATAAAAATGACGCCGAAGTATAATATATCCATATCACTAATTCCAGTGTTTGCAGATAAATCTAAAGATCAAACTAGCAAAGATTACTATAAAATACTATTAGATAATGAAAATAAAATCATAACAAGATCTTTAATGGCTAGTCATCATAATTTAGAAGATTGTCTTCATCAAATATTTTCTGAATTTTTAAAAATAGATTACAATTGGGCTATGGTTACTCTTGCAGGATGTAGAAAAGTTAATACACACATAGAATTATTATATGTGTCTAATGCAATATACATGAATAATTGCAATAAAGACGGCCTATTTGTAAATACAAATGATTTCATGTCACTAATTACGGATAATTATTATGCAGAAAAAATCTGATGGCGCAAATGAAATAGAAGAAGAAGAATTTCGCCCAAAATCTTTTATCATATTCTGTTTAGATGACGATGGAGAGATAGCCTTTGAAGCGTCTTGGGGAAACACGCCAGAAGATATAAAGAATTTTGCTACTCTGCTACATCAAGTGAACAATGGAAATTTTGATACTATTATAGAAAGTCAACTAAAAGAACAGTCAAAAAATGAGCCTAACGGCTCAAAGAATTTCTCATTATTCTCTAAAACATATAAATCTCTTAATAGCCCTTCTATGCTAGTAATAGATCCAACGGAGGTGATATTAAATCAATGAAAAAAATAGCATGGGAAAACTGGAATGAAAAAGAAAAGGATTTAATTGAAATAAGTTCAATGGACTCTATAATGGGAAATGCGGATGATGAAATAGATGAAAATCAGTTAACTCAAATGGAAAGTATGCTAGGACCAATCATAGGAGATTTTAGAGCTAGTATTATACAAACTCCTTTTGGGTCAGTTCCAGCAGATTCAATTTTAAAGCCTTCCGATAGATGGGATTGTTGGATGGGATTTACCAATTTTGATATAACTATGAAAATATCCGACAGGATAAAAATTATTCATGGAGTTGAAGCGTTGAAGATAATGAGTAGATATACATTTTGCGTAGGCGTAGGAAAAATGTTTAATTTTAGTTCTGTAAGAAAGGACATTGAAAATGCAGTCTGTAAGTAAAGAAAAATTTCAAGAGGCATTGAATAATGAATATTATTCTAAAATTTTACATAAAGTATGTAGAGAAAATTTAAATGGCGTGTGTAATAAAGATGAGATTAAGTCAATAATGATGAATACATTGTGGGATTGTCTAGGGAAATATAATAGTGCAAAAAATGTAAAATTCTCATCTTATTTATATAGAAGCATACAAAATAATAGTAGAAGAGTGTACAAAAAGAAGGCTAAAGAATTTAAAAATGTTCAAATCATAGATAATTTTCATTCAGTATTATCGTATGATAACAAAGCAAAAGAAGAAGTTAGGGATATTTTAAACGATCTACAAAGTAAAAACGCTGAATTGCATCAGGTTATTATTCAAAAATTCTATTATAGAATGACGAATAAAGAAATTGGTGAAGCTAATGGATATGGAAAAGAAGCTGCAAGAAAAAAATTAAAAAAAGCTATAGAATTGTGTCGTGAATTGTGTATACTATAGTAGGAAAAGGAACCAAATATTACGGACAATAGGGAAATAGATATTATATTTTATAAAAATGGAGAATTATCATGGTTCCAAGCTCAAATAGTCATTTAAAAAATACCACTGGTGGCTCATATACAGCTCAACGCCAAGGTGGTACACTTATTGGATTATCTACCGCTACTTCAATTGTTACAAAAGCAATTCAAGTTAAAGATGTAAATCAAGTCGATCAAACAATCTATCCGGGGCCAAGAGAATTGAGTGGTGCTAAGACATACAACACCGCTAAAATTCTTTCCGGTGGAACATTCGCTTACAATTCCAATAGCAGATCAGGAAATACTTGGTTGATCTCTAGAGTTGCAACAACTCTTGCTGGCGTATCCAAGACTTTCTTGCTGTTTATGGCAAATACAGTTACAGGTCCAAAGTATCCTTATTTTATTAAGGATAGCTATGACAACAGCGCAACATTGATTCGCAAGAATCAGTTCAGTCGTACTGGCTGGAATACAGATGGTACAAAAATTAAGAAGAGAACTTCATGGATTACAGATCCAACTGGTGCAGTGCCAGCTACAGCTGACTTTGGCACTTCAACATCTATTCCAACAAGAGCTATTCCGGGCGAATTATACATCTTGAATAACTTCGTGACGTATAATCCAGCCACTTCATCTAATAAATATAACTACTCGGCCATTACTGGTAAGTAATTAAACTCAGGGGGATTGGGATTCCCAGTCCCCTTTATTTTTAGGAGATGAATTATGATGACATGGCATGAAATTTTACCAAACTTAGGGGAGTTTATAAATAAAACTGGATTTCCAGTTGGATTATGGTTAATCACAGGCTTTATAGTTTATAAACTTGGTAAAAAAGTTTTTGTTAAAATCGAACCTATTGTTGATGCGCATTTTGAACTCGTAACAGAACTCAAAAATAGTTCTAGCAGAACAACTGAAATACTAGAAAAGCAAAATGAAATTCTAGTGACAAATTTTAGTGTACATGCAAATATATTAAATGATCATACAAATAAACTAGATAAAATAATGTATGGCAATGTAGAGCGAAATGAAATCTTAGAAGATGTTAAAAAAAAAGTAATCCCAATGTCTAATGGAATGGCGACTGCTGTCGCTGGAGCTTCAAATGGAATTAAAAGATAAGTTGGTTGAGATTTTGCTGAATCAGCTAAATTTCTCCCAGTCAGACCTTGACAAAGTGAAAGCAGTGTTGGATAATATCAATGTAAGGAAGGTTGGCGACAAGACCTTCATTGATATCAGACTCAATAAAATAACCGTAGTTTTAGAAAGCGACAAGAATGAGTATTAAAATTGGCAATATTGATATTAAAGAAGAATTTGATTGGTCAAATGATATTTTGAGCTTCTTTAGATTCAAGCAAAATAAAGTTTTTTATTATTGTACAAGTATTCAGTTACTGGATGAGAGAGAGGGGTATCTAGCTTTCTCTCTTTCTAGTAAACTAGACAAGCTTTTTAAAGAGAGTGACTACAATATTAAAATGCTTCATGAGCTTATTAAACATGAGATTAAAGAATTTTACTTCTTATCGTTTGCAGATGAAGATCCTTCCAGTGAACAGATTGAATATGTGGGACAAATGGATAAAAAAGATGTAGTTTTGCTATTGAAAATCGAAGAATAATACAGGACTAAATAATGATCAATTTAAAGACGGTAGATTTAGAGAAGCTTCAAAAATTAAATCGACAATCAGTTCCCGGAACCGAAACAAATAAAAGACTTTCTGGATATTTTGCATACTTTGAGCCAAGAGAAGGTTATAATAAACTAATAGCCTATGGGCCTGAGCATGAGGCTTTACAACTAACTTGGATTCACAAAGAGTATCTTACAAAATGAGAACCGACTGGGATCAATACTTCATGGCAATGGCCCACTTAGCCGCTGTGCGTTCACATGACGCTCAAACGCAAGTGGGCTGTGTTATTGTTAACGAAGATAATCATGTCGTTAGCATAGGATATAACGGTTTTCCAGCCGATACAAAGGACGAGAATCTACCAATGATACGCCCATATAAATATCCTTATATGATTCACGCAGAACAAAATGCTTTGGCCAATATGATCGTAAAAGAAAAAAACTTACGAGCTTATGTAACTGGATATCCATGTTCTGTCTGTTCAAAAATACTATGGCAGAATGGGATTAGAAAAATTATAGTAGATAAGCATGGAGTTATTTATTCCATGAGCAAAGATGATGTTAAGATCATCAATTTCCTAATAGAAAATGGATTACAAATTAAAGAAGTAGATTTTGAATATAGTGTATTCAGTAATCTAAGTATCAAATTAAAAAACAAAAGGGCAAAAGAATAATGTCGATTAAAGCTTTACAGGATTACACGTTTTCTGCAAAATATGCAAGATATTTACCAGATAAGAAAAGACGAGAAACATACAAGGAAAGTGTTGACCGGGTTAGGAATATGATGCATAAACAATATGCAGATAAGAGTGAAGAGCTACATGCAGATATTGATTGGGCATATGATATGATGCTCAAAAAGAAGGGATTGGGGTCGCAGAGAGCATTGCAGTTCGGTGGAGATCCTATTTTTAAACATAACGCCCGTATGTTTAATTGTACAGTATCTTTCATTGATAGAATTAGATTCTTTCAAGAGTGTATGTATATGCTTCTTTGTGGTTGTGGCGTAGGATTTTCAGTACAGAAAAAGCATATTAATAAATTACCTAACTTATCGAAAGAAAGATCTGGCAAGGTAAAATATACAGTACCAGATGAAATTGAAGGTTGGAGCGATGCAATTGGAGTATTGCTCAGCTCATACTTTGAAGGCGAAACTGATTTTCCAGAATACAATGGAAAAGAAGTTCAGTTTAATTTCGACAAGATCAGAGCCAAAGGAACAAGAATTTCTGGAGGTGGAAAAGCTCCGGGGGCAGAACCGCTAAAGAAAGCTCTTGGTAATATTAAGAAAGTGCTAGACAATGCAGTTAATAGAGGAGATGGTAGACTTCAATCAATCGAAGCATACGATATTGTTATGCACGCTGCCGATGCTGTTATTAGTGGCGGAGTGCGCCGTAGTGCTACCATTTGCCTCTTCTCGCCAGACGATAAAGAGATGGCTACAGCTAAAACTGGCAATTGGTTTACTGATAATCCTCAGCGGGGTCGCTCAAATAACTCGGCACTTCTTTTAAGGGGTAAAACAACTCCTAAACAATTTGCAGAATTAATGCAATCAGTTAAGCAATTTGGTGAGCCGGGTTTTGTATGGGCCGACGATGAAGATTTTATTGTTAATCCATGTGTTGAAATTGGAATGTATCCGGTGGATGTAGAAACTGGCAAGAGTGGATGGCAAGGTTGTAATCTCTCTACAGTTAACTGTGCTAAAGTTACTACTGAACAAGATTTTTATGATGCAGTTAAAGCAGTAACTATTATTGGCACTCTTCAGGCTGGATTTAATAGTTTTCCATACTTAGGCGAAACTAGCGAGAAGATTTTTGCTAGAGAAGCATTACTTGGAGTCTCAGGAACTGGCTGGCTGGAAAGGCCAGAAATCTGCTTGAATCCAGACATTCAACGAAAGGCGGCAGAGCTTGCAAAAGAAACAAACAAACTTGTCGCCAAGAAGATTGGAATTAATCAAGCGGCGAGAGTCACCTGTGTCAAGCCTGAAGGCACTGCTAGTTGTATCCTTGGCACTGCCAGTGGTATTCACCCTCATCATGCTAAACGCTACATTAGGCGTGTACAGGCGAATAAGGTGGAGGCGTTATACCAGCACTTCAACAAAATCAACCCTAGAGCGTGCGAAGAATCTGTTTGGTCGGCCAATAGGACCGATGACGTAATCGCCTTCTGTATTGAAGTTCCAGATGGGAGCAAGACAAAGAATAAGATTACAGCTATTGAGTTGCTTAAGATCGTAAAGTCAACACAACAGAACTGGGTATTGCCCGGAACTAATATCGAGCTTTGCACTAAACCTTGGTTAACTCATAATGTAAGTAATACAATCAATGTTAAACCTGATGAATGGAATGAAGTAGAAGATTTTATCTATGCAAATAGAGAATTTTTCTGCGGCATTTCATTGCTTCCAGTTACTGGCGATAAAGATTATCCACAAGCTCCATTCACCGCTGTGTATTTACCTACAGAGATGATTTCTCATTATGGTGAAGGGGTAATGTTTGTGAGTGGATTAATTGAAGTCGCTTTAACTTTATGGGAAGACAATCTTTGGGCAGCTTGCGATAGCATTTCTGGTCTTGGAAGTCCAATCAAAGGCAAGGCTAAAGTTGATTGGGTTGAAAGATGTAAAAGATTCGCAGATAAATATTTTAATAGCGATATTAAAGAGCTTACATACTGCATGAAAGATGTTTATAATTTTAAACTTTGGACTGAATTAAAACGCGAGTACAAAGAAGTGGATTACACAATTGTAGAAGAACAATATGATGATACTCAATTAGAACAAGCGATGGCGTGCGTTTCTGGAAATTGCGAATTGACATAATGAATGATTTAACATTAGTTAGGTATAATGTACAGGCTGTACTCTTGGAAGAGACTTTTCTTCCGGGGGTACAATCTTTATCTATTGATATACAGCAAGATTCTAATAATTTAGTTTCTTATGGATTACCCGATTCAGCAAGAACTTTTAGAAAAAAGCCAGTAGCGGATATTTCAATAAGACGAGCTTTGAGCAATAATACAGAGCCTCTATTAATTACTGGATCTTCTGGAATATTAGAATACTATGGTTTGTCAACATGGGAAAACGCAAAATCTTATAAAATTGAAACAATTATCGGGGGAAAAGACTCTACAGTCGTTGAGCCGAGTGGAACATCTTTAGTGTTTGAGAAATGTTTACTGAGATCGTTAAATTATTCATTCTCATCGGACGGAAAATTTTCTGAAAATATTGGAATGTTTACGCATATGTTTGCCAGTGGATCGGGTGGAATGACAACAGGAAATAGAACTGGAATAGTAAAAACTCGTAAGGATTTTAATATATCTGAATGTCAATTCCCTTCTGAGTTATCTGGTATATTGAAAATGGAAACGAATAGAGTTTTAAAATCGGTAGACATATCCATGTCAATAAGTTGGGGGGAATTGCCTTTCCATGGACAAATGACATCATACAAGCATAAATTCATACAGTTTCCATTAGATATAACATGCTCTTTTAATGTTTTAGATCTAGGATATTCTCAATTAGAAAATGAGTATGATAAAACAACATATAATATAATTGACGATTATTATTCTGGTGAAACAGGACTGGCAGATAGAGTAATTAAAATTAGCGCTGGAGGATTCTCTTACGACTTAGGCTCTGGAAATATTTTAACTTCAATTAATAGAAATGGAGGAGATGCAGAAAATACAAACTATTCTACTTATACCTACACTTATAAAAATTCAAAAAATCAATTTAAAATAACAAGAGAGTAAAAATATGTCAAACAAAAAAAGAGTTAGAAGAGTCACAGACAGAGACGTTCAGAGACTAACTTCAAATAGAAAAACTCTGCAACCAAAGAGCGAAAATCAGCGGGATTATATAGTATCTATGGTAGAAAATGACATCACTGTATGTACGGGGCCAGCAGGATCTGGAAAGTCGTCAGTTGCAGTGGGACTTGCTTGTGATTGGTTATTGAATAATAAAGTAGAAAGAATCATTATAGCCAGACCAGCGATTGAAGCTGGCAGAGGATTAGGATTCTTGCCCGGTAATAAAGATGAAAAAATAGAGCCTTATCTTATGCCAGTGTTAGAAGAAATCAATCAATATATTGGGAAAAATTTAGCAGACAATTATAGGGGACAGGGTATAATCGAATTATGTCCATTAGAGTATATGAGAGGAAGGAATTTCCATCATTGCTTTATGATATTAGATGAAGCTCAAAACGCAACATATGAACAAATAAAAATGTTTCTAACTAGAATAGGAATGCATTCGCGTGCAGTAGTAAATGGAGACCTCGATCAATCAGATCTACCATACAACATGCGAGACGGTTTACTAAATGTAATGAATAGACTAGAAGATCTACGTGGCGTTGGACTATGCGAATTAGACGCCTCGGATATCGTGAGAAATCCTATAATCGGAAGATTATTAGAAAGACTTAAGCAGGATAGATGAAAAAAATACTACCAATAGTCATAACTTGTGGAGCCTTAATTGGCTCCATAGTATATTATGACGCAGAAAATACATATACAAAACAGCAGTCACTGTATATAAATGAAGATTTTATTCAATTTTATGAAATGTTATTAGATGAATCTAAATTATCAGAAGAGGAAAGAATTGCATATAGAGAAAGTTATAGAACTTTTTTAATATGGAGTGGCGAGGAATATAGAGAATACGATCCAAATGAATATTTATTAGAGGAATAATATGCCAGTATATCACTACAAATGCTCAAATTGTCCAGAGGATTTTGAGACTTTTCACAGCATTAAAGAGCCAATTAGAAAATTATGCCCATCTTGCAATTTTGAAACTTTATCAGTTGTTTTAGACGGGATTCCCGCTATAATGAATAAAGGGGAAATAAAGACGATTGGACAACTAGCTGAAGCAAACGCTAAAAAAATGGGCAAAGAGCAACTCCATAAAAAAATGACAGAAGATGGTATCTTCAAGAGAATCAAAGATCAGGAAAAAATGGCAGAAGTTCGTAAAATAGCTTCGCTGTCAGAAGAAAAGAAGATTAAATATATAGAAACAGGAAAATTATAATGCTAGATAGAGAAAAAAGAAATACAGCTCCTCACGTAGCTATAGTTAATTTCAATATTTTAGTACACAGAGTATTGCCAGATGGCAGTATAGATCCTCAAGTGATCGATTGCTCGGACTTATTTATGGGTAATTATATTGCTAAACAAGGACAGGTCAGCATTCATGGATTTGATAAATGGGATTGTGTTAAAAATATAAAAGAACGATTAGAAAGACTTGTAAAATAATGGTAATAAAAAATGCGACAGAAGAAGAACTGAATAGTATGGGCATCTTACAACAGCAAGATAATACCACATATTTTTATGATAAAGCATATAACTTATGTGATGAAAAAAAAGCTGTTGCAAAGATAGTGAAAATTCCATCTGAGACAAATGAATCGCATTCAGTTGTATATTATATCAAGCATGGCAGGGGTCAATTATTTGATCCATACGGAATAGACATGAATAAAGCAAAAGCTTTCGATTTCCAGTTTAAAAAGGTAGATAACGAAATATTTGATAATTATTCTAAATATTTATCTACAAGAAGAGAAGTGTATCTAATTTCAGCTAGAAGATCATTTATCAATAAAGGATATTAATATGGCAAAAAAGAAACCAAAAATTGAACCAGAAGTGGTGGAAGAAGTAGTTCAAAAGCCTAAGACATTTGACATGTTTGCTAAGAAAAAAGACACTACATTTATTGCCATGACAAAAGAAGCGTCAATGATGGCAGATGAAAGTCATAGCAAAAGAAAAAATGTTATGCCTTCTCGTATTAAATCTTGCATTCATAAAATCAGGGAAGATCAATGATTTGTAAAGCATATAACGCACATATAAGAAAATTAATTGATCAACAAAATATACTATGGAAATGCATTTTATCTGATGGTACAGAAGTATGGTCAGATTTTAACTCTACTGAACATGAAAAAGATCCTTGGACACGTTTAAGAATCTATTGCGTTAATAATAATTTAAATATTAATAAAGTAATAGTTTTAGCAATTGGGGCAAGGGAAGAAACAGTATTCGAAGATCAAAATGGGCTTGACGGGATTTTTATAGTAAGAGGCATGTCTAGAGATTTAATGGTGGATAGCTCTATAGAGTATAAATTTGTATCTTTTGGCTTATTAAATCAAGATACTAATAAAATATTAGTTAAAAAATATTTTTGGCCTGAATGTGCATTTGAGAAAAATATTGAAGAAAGATTATTAACACTAGATAACGAAAAGTTAATGTTTTTCAAGAAAAAAATATGCGGAGATGATTGCAAATGTCAAAGCGTAGAACAGAACTAAGTAAGTATAAATCCCCGTCTACCGGGGATTTTTGCACTCCTGCTCAATATGTAGCTGAGATTATTTGCCAAAGACAGGCAAAGCATGAAAAAGCTGGGACATTACCTTATAAATTTTGGAATAAAGGTAAATGGAAAAGTATATACATTCGTCAAATCGGATTAGCAAATAAACTAATCAAAGAATTTGGCGAAGACGCTATGATGAAATTTGTTAATTCCAAGGAAGGCATCAGGACTATTTCTCTGGGGGCTAGGAATGTCAAAAATTCCTTACAAAGAATTAGGATTGAGCTTGACAATGCTCCAAAACATGATACAATTGAAATAATAGAGGTCAAAGAGTCTATCTATACTCCTAGACAATCTTTTGGAAACAAGACACTATTGCAGAGATTAAAGGAAATTGAAAATGGCTGAAACTGTAATGGATAAAGAATTTATAAAAAAATACGGCGACTATGTTACTACAGGAGATAAAGTCCTTGAGACGAAGAGAAATTACAAAACCATATCAATTAGTCCTGCTATTGATTTGGCTCTCGGTGGTGGTGTTAAAGAGGGTTCTTGGATGATCTTGTCCGGCCCCCCAAAGGTCGGGAAAACTACAACAACCATGCAGATTATCGCCAATTGTCAAGCCCTTGGTCGTAAGATCATCTATCTTGATGTTGAGGGTCGTTTAAAAGAAATGAACTTTGAAGTTCCGGGGATTGACCCATCTAAAGTTCAGGTTATTCGCTCTGGTGATGAGCCATTGGCAGCAGAAACATTTCTTGATATTGCAAGAAAACTAGTAGCTGCAAAAGAAAATGAAGGGTGTGTTCTAGTAATTGATTCCATCTCATCACTTATTCCTTTGCGAGATCTTGATGAGGATATTAGTGGAATGACAAGACCGGGGCTACCTAAGATTCTTTCTGACTTTGTTAAGAAGCTAGGGCAAACAGTTCCTAATCAAAAGTGTTTAATTATTCTTATTACGCACATGATTACTAATACAAGTGGCTATGGCAAGTCAAAAATGGCCGATGGCGGCGTTAAGATCCAATTCCAAGCAGATACTCGTATGGAAGTCAAGACGGTAGCACCTTGGGAAGCGGCGGGGTCTTCTAAAGAGAATAAGAATGTTATCGGTCTCAAGGTAACATGGGATGTGCTATGTTCTTCTATTGGATCACCATATAAGACCTGTGAAAGCTGGATTAGGTTTGGTCATGGCATTGATAAAGTTCAAGAAATTCTTATGATTGCTATTGACCTTGGATTAATTTCAGTTGCTGGGTCATGGTATAATCTAGACTTTATCGAGAGTGAAAAGGTCAAACTTCAGGGGCAGGAAAAAGTATATAATTATCTTGGTGAACATCCAGAATTTTATGCTTTGCTTGAACTTAAAGTTAAGGAAATGTTATATTGAAAATTATAGGATTGGATCGGCAAGAATATTCATGGATTCCAAGTAATAATATTGTTGATACGTCAAAAAGATCTGGATTACACAATAGGGCTAAAGAACTATTAAAGGAAAAATATCCTAATGATAGAATTTTAGAAGAACTAGTGTTACCGGGGACAAAGACATCAACTAGAAAATCCACCCTAAAGGCGGATTTTTTCATTCCTATGAGAAAACTTATTGTTGAAGTTCATGGTGAACAACACACAGAGTTTAATAACTTCTTTTTTAAAAGTAAAATGGATTTTTATAAAGCTCAAGCTAGAGATAGAGATAAGAAGCAGTGGTGTGAAATAAATAATTTAGAATTAATAGAACTGTTTCATAGTGAATCTATTGAAGAGTGGAGAAATAAGATATGGAGGAACTAGAAGAAAAGATAAAAAAATTCCATGACAATATTGATAATTGGATTAAAGAGAGTAAAATAGATTATGGAACTGATTTTGGAGACAAGGCAGACGAGGTAGCAAAGATACTAAACTATTCTCGCGAAGAATTAAAATCCATGACATTTCCAGATTACCAAGCTTCAATCTTCTTGCTCAACCAATATCTTATGCATGTAAAAAGCATTATAGCAAGAGAGAAAGCTGTTAAAGCTTGGGCAGAACAAGGTATATGGTATATTGTTACAGGTGTTAGCCATGACAAATATGCAAAATGGGAAGAGAAATACCACTCAGCTATTAGAAATCATAAGTCAGGATTAAAATTGCAAACGCTTAAAACAACAGCTGAGGCTAGAATATTAGCTGGAGAAGCAACAATTGGATCAATAGAAAACGCTATGAAAGTTTTTGAAAATATGGGGAGAAATAAAAGCTATGAGCGATCTTAAAGAACAGGCTAAAAAAATTATAGCCAAAGGTAAATCTCTAGGAGATATAGAATTAATAAATATGGGTCTTGATATGCTAGAAGCTTATAATCCAAGCGAAGACATTTTATCTATTGAGCCTAAAGCAAAAGACAATACTGATGTTGAAATTACACAACAGAAACCAAAATCCGTCATGTTACGAGATGCATTTGATATGTCGATGTTTAAAACTAATAAAGAATCAAACGTCTCTACTAAATTTGGAAAAAAAGTCGCTGTATCAACGTCACGTCATGAAAATAAATTTTTAGACGATGGAACTGAAGCTGCGGAATTAAAAGGTCAAACTCCAGATTTCAAACCTTCGGATAGAAATAGAAAAGTTAAAATGATGGAAGCTATATGCCAAGTATGCGGGAAAAAAGAAATTAAAAATGAAATTTTTGTTATTGGACGGGAATTTTATCGTTGTGAATCTTGTTTATTGAAAGGGAAATCATGAGTATATTGGAAAGTCGTGAACTGGCAGTTAAGTTACTTACACCAACCGCAAAACTTCCAGACAAAGCTAATACATTTGATGCTGGACTAGATTTGTATAATGATGAGAAAGATGCAATTACAATTGCTCCGGGGCAACGTAGGCTTATTTCAACTGGCATTGCAATAGCGATCCCAAAGGGCTTTGTTGGGCTAATTTGGCCTCGCTCTGGTCACGCAGTTAAAAAGGGGATCGATACTATGGCTGGAGTGATTGATTCGCCATACAGAGGAGAAGTGAAGGTTTTGCTGGTCAATGAAAGCGATGAATATCAAACTTTTAATTTTGGAGATAAAATTGCACAAATTTTAATCCAATACTCTCCAGATTTTACTCCTGTAGCTGTTGATAATTTAAGTGAAACTTCTCGCGGAGAAAATGGGTTTGGGAGTTCAGGGTCTTGACATATCTCAAAATAGGGTTTATACTATTCATAGCGTTTTACTGTATAGTATCGTATAGAATAATCAGCGGCACAATCATAGGGGAAATGAGTGACAAATGAATACACTAGTAGCACTGGCAGCAATGTCGTTAGGTCAATTCTTTGTGGTTAATCCACAAATTCCAGTTGTGGTTCAGCAACCCCAACCAATCGTAGTCCAATATCAGTATGTAGTACAACAACCTCAATATGTAGTAATACAAAGGCCAATATATGTTCCAATATATCAACCAATTTATCAGCCCGTATATTATCCATATCCAATCTATAGAATTTACCCTTAAGGAGAATACAATGAGTGAAGAAAAGAATCCATTAAATGTTTATAATCAACTAGAGATTATTAAAAATGCTGTTGACCAGATTGAAACAATTCATGTATATGAACTTGCCAATCGCCAATTTGGAACTTCAACAGAAGAAGAGCTAAAGGTGCGAATCGACGAGTTAGATAAACAAATTCTTGAGTATGAATTGCAACTTGCAGACTCGCAATCTTATATTGACAGTATATTAGACTCAAACAAGAGATTACTTGAAGCAAATAATCAACTTATCTCCGAAAAGAATCTAGCCTTAGAAAATCGCCAACTGACACAAGATCAGGCAGATAAAATAATTTCTGCGTATAAGAAATTGCCTCGACTTGTGAAGAAGTTTTATGGAGTGAATTAATATGAGCCAGTCCGAATTGCAGAACCTTCCAGTTGAACGTGCCGTCCTCGCTGGCATCTGCCAGTTCGGACTGGAAGTTTATGTTGAACTTGACTTTTTGCAAGCAGAATACTTTAGCCACGAATTAAATCAGGTTATATTTACATGCTTACAAGACGTTATCAACAATAATCAGAATATTGAATATCTCTCTATATTCTCAACAGCTCAAAAGCTTGGCGTGTATGAATTAATTAATAAAGCGACTGAAATGAGTTTCATACGGTCGCTTTTTAATTTTCCTATCAATAAAGATAATATACCTAAGTTTGCAGCTAAACTAACTAAGCTTAAATTAGCTAGAGATATTAAGAAGACGTTGTCTATATGTGATAAGTCAATGACTAAGATCACAGGTGATGAGAGCGTAGAAGATATTATTGGCATGGTTGAAACTCCAATTATGGAGATTACATCTCTTGCGTATAAAGAGCAGAACAATAAGACAGTTCTCTTGGGGGAAAATATTGATGAGTATGTTGAATATCTTATTAATAATCCTTCTGACTATCTTGGTATTCCTACCGGATTCCCTAGATTCGACGAAGCAATAGGTGGTGGACTCCGAAGAAAGTCAGTCACTCTAATAGGAGCTAGAACTGGCGTTGGTAAAAGTGTTATCTCTACCAATGTTGCAAAGTATGTTTCGGAAGTTTATAATATTCCAGTTCTATATTTAGATACAGAAATGGATCTTGGAGACCAAAGAAACCGTATGTTAGCAAACATTAGCGGAATTAAAATCAACGACATTGCAAAAGGGGTTTTTGCTAAGAGTTTTAACTCTAAAGAAAAGGTGATTGCCGCAGCTAAGCTGATTGAAAAGATACCATATCACTATATATCAATTGCTGGTCAACCATTTGATAATATCCTTAACATTATTAAAAGATGGGTTCATCAATATGTTGGATTTGATGAGAATGGTAGAACTAAAGACTGCTTAATTATATACGATTATTTCAAGTTAATGAGTTCAGCTGGGCTAACCGCTGCTATGCAAGAATATCAGGCTTTAGGTTTTCAGATTACAAAGATGAATGACTTCTGTATTAAATACGACTTACCATGTTTATCTTTTGTGCAGCTTAATCGAGAAGAGGAAATTGCACAATCTGATAGGCTTCAGTGGCTTGCATCTACTGTTGCTAAATTTCAAATGAAAAGCGATGAAGAAGTGGCAGATGATGGCGATGACAATGGAAATCGTAAACTTGTTATTATTAAAGCTAGACATGGATCTGGACTTGAATATGGCAACTATATCAATGTTAAAATGAATGGCGCAATTGCTAAACTTACTGAATGGTACACTAGAGATGAAATTAAGAATGGAGCGGCAAATGCAAGTCAAGACAACTCCTTCGAAATTCGAGAAGGTGAGTCGGGAGAAGATTTATTCGATATGTAATGAATTATCGGATAAAGCCCCATCTCTACTTAATGCTTTAAAAATTGAATATATAGAATTTCCCAATAGACTAGCATTTCCATGTCCAGTGCATGGAGGAGATAATTGCGAAGGATCATGCATATTTACCGATGGAGCTAAAACCAAAGGGAATTGGGTATGTTGGACTCACTCCTGTGAAAAAGACTATGGTAAAAATATGATAGGCTTTGTAAGAGGAGTTCTTTCTCAAAGAGAAGGTAAAGAAGTTAATTTTTACAAAGCTTTAAATTTTTCACTTTCATTTTTAAATAAAAAAATCATAGATATACCAGAAGAAAAGATAAGTGAGAGCATCTATGAGATTAATAAGATTAATGAAATATTAACTCGTAAATCTGAAAAGATAGAATTAAATATATCTAGAGAGCAAGTAATATCAACTCTTGATATTCCGTCAAAATACTATATAAATAGAGGTTTTTTGCCAGAAACTTTAATAGCTTTTGATGTCGGAGAGTGTTATAATTCTAATAGACAAATGTTCAATCGAGCAGTCGTACCCGTATATGATGAAACTTCTCAATATGTTGGATGCGTTGGAAGAGCAACTGATGAGAATACTAAGCCAAAGTGGTTTAATAGTAAAGGTTTCAGAAAATCATTCTTTTTGTATGGATTATGGGTTACTAAACCATATATTCAACAAACATCAACTATTGTGCTTGTAGAAGGTCAGGGAGATGTTTGGAGATTATACGAATCAGGGATTAAAAACTGTGCTGGTATATTTGGTTCTGATCTTAGTGAAGACCAATTAATCAATCTTGAAGAGCTTGGAGTAATGAATATTGTTATATTAACAGATAATGATGAAGCAGGACAAAAGGCAGCAGAAGGCATTATCCAAAAGGGTGATAGAAGATTTAATTATTTTACACCTAAGATATCAAAGAAAGATATCGGAGATATGTCTATTGAAGATATAAATAATGAACTTAAACCACAAATTAAAGGACTTTTTTAATGAGCAGAATGCTAGCTTTCTCAGGTAAGAAACAATCAGGCAAAAATACCCTATGTAATTTTTTACATGGGCAACAATTAAGAGCGTTTGGTATTATTGATGGGTTTGAAATTACAACCGATGGCGAATTAGTGGTAGATACTATTCTTAGAGATGAAAGCGGAAAAGATACCAGAGGCAAAGGTTTTATTGATATTACACGAATAGATCTAGAGTTTGCGGTGTGGGCAATGGATAATGTATGGCCTTTTGTTAAACATTACGCTTTTGCAACTACATTAAAAGAAATATGCATAGGTTTATTTAATTTAGAAAAAAGCTCAGTATATGGAACTGATGAAGAAAAAAATAAGCTAACCCAGTATAAGTGGGAAGATATGCCTACGAAAGTTAAAGGTAAAACTGGTTTTATGACCGGAAGAGATTTTATTCAATATTTTGGAACTGATATTTGTAGAAAAATCTTCTCAGAAGTTTGGACTAGTAGAGCTATAAAAGATATTCAGTTAGAAGAGTCTAAGCTGGCGATTATTACAGACGCTAGATTTGTCAATGAAGTTGAAGCAGTAAAGACCGCTGGAGGAAAAGTAATTAGACTTACTAGAACTAGTTTAAAAAATTCCAATTTAAGCGATAGTCATGAAAGCGAAACTGCATTAGATGGATATGAAAATTTTGACGCGATAATTGATAATCAAAACATGACAATAGAAGAGTCATGCCAAGAATTAACTAAAATTTTAGAAGAGTGGGGATGGTCTACTAGCGAACTAATCTTAGCTAATCAAGAAGAATCTTCTCGACGACAAACAGTAACGTCAATCAAATGATCACTACTTACTTTAGATCATCCAGTCTTAATAACTGGAAATACTGTGAACTCCAATACTTTATGACATACGTTCTCGGACATTATTCTCCGTCAGGAAAAAAGGCGGATTTGGGAACGATAACGCACGCAGTGCTTGAAACTTTAGCAATATGTAAAAAGAGAACCCAGTTTAATAAAAGATCAACAATGAAAATCACTCAGGAACCCTTGGGTGACTTTTCCTTCACTGACGCTGAATTATATACAGAGGCATTTGTAAATAAAGTGTTAGATAGAAGTTTTGAATTCTATAAAGCAAATTCCAAGCATAATGAATTCAACGAGAAAGATTATCAGTTTTGTTATAAGATGGTATGGGATACTTTAGGATATAACAATGGTCAATTTGATCCACGTAATCGCAAAGTGATTGATACAGAACCCCACTTTGATATCCCAATTTTGGAAGACTGGGCAAAGTTTGAGTTTGAATTGCCGAACGGGGAAAAAATGTCTGGAAATCTTGCTATCAAAGGAACAATCGACCTTGTAACCGAGATGGAAGATGGTACAATAGAAGTAATCGATTGGAAGACTGGACAGAGGCTTGATTGGGCCACTGGAGAGCGTAAGGACTACGATAAACTAATGAAGGATACTCAATTGCTGTTATATCACTATGCAGTTAGTAAAATGTATCCTAAATATAGAAATTCGATCATGACTATCTTTTTCTGTAGAGATGGTGGACCTTTCTCTCTTGCGTTTGATAAAGAGGATGATGATAAATTTCTTCTATATTTGAAAGATATGTTTAAGGAGATTGTATTAAATCAAAATCCTAAACCAATATCTAAAGATAGAGGAAGTTTTAAATGTCAAAAGCTTTGTCATTACTATAAAACAAATTGGCAAGACACTAATCAAACTATGTGTCACCATATTGATAATCAATTACAAACTATTGGAATGGCTGAAACAGTTAAGAATTTCTCTAAGCCCGGTTTCACCATTGGAAAATATAAAGATCCGGGAGCTGTGGAATGATATTGCCAGTTATAACAACACACTATTCATTATTGAAAGGTTTCATCAAACCAGATGAAGCTGCCAAGAAATGTAAAGAATTAGGTTATACTCATTGCTTAATTGCTGATATTGAAACTATTAGTGGTGTTGTTGATTTCTTCAATGCCATAAATAAAGCTGGGATTGTACCCATTCTTGGAATGCAAGCCGACAATGGGTATTACATTGCTAAATCCCTAAAAGGATATAGAGCTTTAATTAAGTTAGCATCTAAAGAGAAGATAGAATATGCCAAAGAAGACATGCAATTTTACACAGAAGATCAACTAGCAGTTATGCCAGTTTATTATGCTGAACAAAATGATGCAATTCTTCATAGGATGGTATTGTGTCTTAACTTTAAAACTACACTCAAGAGAGCTAAAGATGTGGACATGGGAGAATATAAAAAGTTTTTCGAGTCTGATCATTATTTCTTTCATCCGGTCCATAGGATTATACCTAGCGAAAAGCAATATTTTGGAACTAAACAGTTATATTCTGAATTACAACAGTATAGCATTCTTTCTAAGCCTAAATTACCTCGCGTAGATTGTGGAGATATGTCTGAGAATGATTATCTAACACAATTATGTAGAAATGGCTGGCGAGCAAAACTTATGCATTTAAAAGATGATAAGAAGAAGGAATATACTAATCGTATTAAGTATGAGTTGTCTGTTATTCATGGATTTGAACTATCTGGATACTTTTTAATTGTGCAAGACATTATTAACTATGTAAGAAAGAATGATTGGCTACCGGGACCGGGGCGTGGAAGTGCTGGTGGATGTTTAGTATCATATTTACTTGGGATTATTGATATTGATCCCATGAAATACGATTTACTATTCTCTAGATTTTTAAATGCTGGTCGATTTACTAAAGACAACATCTCATTGCCCGATATTGATATGGACGTTCCATCCGTTCACCGTGATGAAATTATTGACTATATCAAGAACAAGTATGGCAATGAAAGAGTGTATCAGATGATTACATTTGGTCGTTTACAGGGTAGATCAGCAGTCAAGGATGTTGCTAGAGTTTATGGGGACTTATCTTTTAGTGAGTTAAATGAGATCACTGAGAGTTTACCACAAGAAGCTAGCATCTCGGATGAGCTGGAAGAAATGGATATCAAATCAGTTATTCGATGGACTCTTGAAAATGATCCAAAGAAACTTGAAAAGTGGTGTAGAATTGATAAGGAAGGTAATTTGTCTGGTGAGTTGTCAGATCTGTTCTCTCTTGCTATAAGAATAGAAGGAACTTATAAATCTCAAGGAAAACACCCGGCAGGAGTAATTATTTCTAATGAAGATCTAATCAATGATGCACCTCTTATCACAGATAAGAATGGTCATAGATTAGTCGCATTTGAAATGCATGACTTGGATAAGGTTGGTTTGACTAAATTTGATGTGCTTGGGATTAACTTACTAGATAAAATTATGCAGATTACAGATAAGGATTAACATGAAGGAAAAATTTCTAGACTACGCAACTGTTATCAGGGATGGTAATGACATTGATTTTAAAGACTTGAGCTTATCTGATCTAAGAAATCATGTTCCTTGGTACAGAGAGAAGAAGAATGGAATATACCAAGTCCATAATAATAAATTTTCACAAATCTTTTACGATCTAAACGAAGCTATTGATAAATTTTTAGAATTGAGAGAAACCTATGTCACTAAACAGCAATCGTGATTTTTTAGTATTCGATTTTGAGACTACAGGTAAAAACCCTAATAAGTGTCAGCTAACTCAAATATCAGCAATCGTATTGCATGGTAAGAAGTTAACACTTCAGCCGGGTGGAGTATTTGATATTGAAGTACGTCCTGAGTTTGACGATCAAAAAGCAATTTTATCTGGCTTTGATCCTGTTGAACAAGAAGCTCTTGACGTAACTCGTAAAACTCGCGAACAATTAGAAAAAGCTGTTGGGCCTAAAGTTGCTTGGCAGCAGTTCTCTAATTTTGTAACTAAGTTTAATATGAAGGGGTCTCCATACTTTGCCCCAATTCCTGTAGGGTTTAATATCAATAACTATGATATGCCAATCTTAAATAGGTATTGTCAAATGTATGGGCCATCTGAAGAAAAAACCGGAAAGCAAAAGCTCGTTCATCAAATTTATAAAGTAGACATGATGGATGTATTATTTGGATGGTTTGAAGATAACGACTCAGTTAAGAAATTAAACATGGGATATCTGAGAGAGTTCTTTGGATTCCCCGAAGAGAGTAAAGCAAACGCCCACAACGCTATTTATGATGTTGTTGACACTGCAAATATCTTTGTCAGATTTATGAAGTATCAACGCAAGTTAAACTCTAAGACTAATTTTGAGAAGTCATTTGCAGACGCTCCTATGGATATTACTATATAAGAGGAACTAATGGTTCAAATTGAAGATATCAAAAATTTTGACGACGAAGCGACTTGGGATCTGATTTGCAGCGGAAGAACTAAAGGGGTTTTTCAATTAGAATCCAGATTGGGTTCCAGTTGGGCAAAAAGGGCGCAGCCTCGCTCTATCGAGGAATTAGCTGACTTAGTATCCATTATTCGCCCCGGCACGCTAGAGGCCGAATTAGACGGCAAATCTATGACCAAGCACTACACAGATCGCAAAGCTAAGATTGACGAGACTAAATACTTACACCCAGCATTGGAGACGGTGCTGGGTAAAACTTATGGAATTATCGTTTATCAAGAGCAAGCTATGCGTATTGCTACAGAGATTGCTGGCTTTACACCTGAAGAGGCCGATTCACTTCGTAAAGCTATGGGTAAAAAAGATGCGGCACTTATGAAAGAAGTTGAAGAGAAGTTTATCAATGGAGCTAAGACTAAAGGA